GCTGGAACGACGATCCGACGCAAGGGCCGGAACGTGTATCGAAACGGTACATGGCGCCAGCCCTGGCCAGATGAAGCCGCGCGGCGGCTGGTGGCCAGCGAGAAGCATGCTCGGGGCGATGTAGCGCGGGCCGTCCGGCAGGCGCGGCGGGAGGAATACGACGGATACTAACGAACTGCACGCCTGTGGCATGGCGCTCTACGGGCCCGAGTGGCAGTCGCCGCTTGCCCGCGCGCTGGGTGTGAACGCCCGCTCCATTCGATTCTGGGCGTCGGGTTCCCGGCCGATTCCGGAGGAGATTGCGGCAAAAATCCGCAACCTGATGGGCGTTGCCGATCCGCTCGACCTGGATCAGCGGCATCCGTTCGACGACTGGATTCTCGGCGATGGCGCGAGCGATAGGGAATACCTTATCCACACGCGTCGGCCGCGTTTCATCGCTCGCATCGCTGCGGATGACATGGAATCCGACGACGCTGCTGATCGCAGCAGCGGAGTGACTTTCCATGGCGGCGGAGATTCGGGCTACACGCTCTGCGAGATCGTCTGGATCGATGCCCCGCCGGGGGCGGGCGAGATGGTGCGTCTTATGGAAAGCGCGTGCGACGCGGTGGACGCGAGTGTCGAATAGCGTCCGTTACAGTACCAAAACGGAGAGTGCGAGAATGAGCCATCGTGCTGCCCACACGATTGTCCTGATGGCGACGGCAAAGCAGATGCCGGCGCGGACGTACACCCACCACGGCGACGGTGCGTTCGTAAACTGCAGCTCGCAATGATCGCGCTGGACAGCCCACGACAGGAACCAGCACATGACGCGTGCCCACCGCTTGCCCTGCCGATTTGCGACGGCGCAGCGCAGCGAGACGGTCTGGTTCGGCAGGCCGCCAGCGAGCGCGTTGATTTCCTCGTCCGTCATCACGCCGACGGTCTCGGCGTAACGCTAAATCTCGTTCATGCCGCAATCGCCCCCAGCGCCGCATCAAGCCCGTCGAAATCCAGGTGCGTGGGCGATACCGCCGAGGTGTTCAGCCAGTCGCGGTTGAGCAGCGCGTAGGCTTCTTCGCAGTACTTCTGCCAGAACGCCCACGTCATCCGCTGCACCGTGTCCCAGGTGATGCAGGCCAGGCCGTCCTGATCGTAGTCGGTCACCCATACGGCGTGACCGCCCCAAGTTCCGGGTGCGCTGCCGACGTCCCACACCGGCTGATTCTGGGCGCTATCGGGCAGCAGCAGCCCGACGTAGAGGCCGCCGAAGTGATAGATGGCCTCGCGCACGTCGGCGTCGTTGCCTGGTTGCAGCGCCGCCCACAGAGTCACGTCCTCGTCCTGCCGCCCAATGTCCCAACCATGCCGCGACCAAGCGCCGAGCACGTCGGTCTCGACGGCACCCTGGTCGGTCGCCGGCTTGCCGGGCCGATAGCCGGATTGGCCGTAGCGCGCCTCGACGATGGCGTCGGCCACGCGCCAGAGCGCGCCGTTCGCGGCGGTCCACGTCTGGATCGCGTTCGCCGCTGCCGCAATGGTGCAGTCGCCGATGGCGTCGTTGAGGTGCATTCCCCATTCGGAGATAATGCCGCTGCGCTTGCACGTAGGCGGCGGAGGCGGCAGCGCACGCCGCCGGAAGTCCGCCAGCTTCGGCACGATCATGCCTGCGTGAGGCGGCCGACGGCCGAGCTTGACGAGACGATGATCAGGAAAATCAAGCATCAACGTCTCCTTTGCCGGCTGATTTTTTCAACTCGTACAACACGATCTCCAGCGGCTCCCCGCTCCACCGCCAGATGCGATACCCGCTAGGAGTCCCCGGAGTAATCGCCCAAGTGCAGTGATCCTGGGTCGAGCCGACGAGTCGTCCCGCCATAGTCAAAAGCGTGCATGCGATGCGAGCCAACCATCCCCACGGCTTGCCACCGTCCTTGCGGCACCATGCAGTACGTTGCGATACAGTTTCGTATGGCGCCCCCAGCAAAACGGTATTCAATGCCTCGTCGTCCAGGATCAGCGCGTTGATGCCAAACCTTCGGTCGATCAGGGTTAGGAACGCCGCCGCGACGGTCCACGCCGCCAGAATCGGCACGATAATAACCCCGACTAGCAGAACGAATAGAGCAAGCACTACGTGGTCAAGAATGTTTTTCAACGCGGGCATGCCCTTACCAGCGCCCAGCACGCAGCGTCCCCTCCACTGATGCCTCGCGATTTTCCAGAGTAGACAAATTTTGTGATTCTTCCGGCCGCCATCCGCATACTGCCGCTCCGTGCTTGTCATGCGCCAGCACCTGCCGTACCAAGCCGGGAGACATCGCCCCGATATCCGACGCCGCAGGTCGGATCGGTTCCCATCCGGCGCACGGGTCGGGACAGCTAGCGACTACGGCTGGCCCAGTTGAACAACTCGCGGCGATCGGCAGTATCGCTAGCAGCAGCCACCGCGTCATCGGTCTTCTCCCTATCCTCCAGAGCGACCACCGTCGCGGTGGTCTGCGCTTGCTTGTCCACTGCGCTCTGTGCCGCGTCGCCGGCACGATACCCGGCGAGGTAGAGCAGGAACGCCTTGATTTTGGCCCAAAGCGTGAGCATCAATGCCCGGCCGGGAGGCCAACGGCGCGGAACATGGCGGCCTCGGACATCGGAGCCGTCGCGGGAGCCTTGACCGAGCTGACGGACGAGATCAGTGATTGCAGCAAATTGTATGCGGTAGCCACTGCGTTGATCACGGTGGCGACGGTGGATGCGTCAGCCGATGACAGCTTAGCTTCGATCGGTGCGACGCTCTCCTGCATATCGGTCAGGACCGTGCCGACATCGGCGAGCACGGAGTCGAATGCCGCCTTGGCGCCGGTGCCGTCGTAGGTGAAGGTCAGGCTGCCGCTGGTGGCTGTGTCGAGCGCCTTGAGCGTGCCAGCCAGCGCCGTGCTGGCGGCATTGATGATCACGATGGCGGGGGCGCCGATGACGGACGCGACCGCTGCGATGGACAGCATCGTCGCGACAGCGGAAATTCCGACCTGAGCGTAGGAGTCCACGGTCTTGGTGTTGATCGTGACGGTGGTCACGCCATTGGTCGTGGTGGTGGTGCATGCCGCGAGACCGGCGGCTGTCAGGATCGCGGCGGTAGAGATGCCCCCGAGGCCGCGGCGAGAGAGGTTCATGAATTTTGTCCTTTGATGGTTTCAGCAATCTTCGTCTGGCCGACGACGAGTTCAGTATGGTTTTCTGCCGACACTGCATCGACGTGAGTATCGCGGGCGACTTGAGTCGTCTGCGCAGTCTTGATAGCCTGAACGTCGTGCGCAACGGCCGCAATGTCCGCCATGATGCTAGACGCAGCAGCCCAATTTTTTGTCGCCACGGCGGCAATCATGTCGCCGGCCAACTTGTTCATGTCGGCCTGGGTAGTCGGCGCCTCCGGCAGCACCATGGCGATGGCGCCGAAAACTGCCGCCGCAACCCCATGCGCCATTATAGCGTTGCCGTTCACCAGATAGGTGACAACGCCGGCGGCAGTGCCGACGAAAAGACTGATACCGATGATGGTAGAGGGCTGCTGCACCCACGTTTTGAAACTCAATGGATTCTCCTGTTGTTTCAAGTTTGAGACACGGCACCGATCGGAGCGATAGAAGCCGCTGCGGCCAATTTGATCGCCAGTGCTGTGCAGATGTTTAGGCGGGCAAGCCAACCATTGCCATCCTCCGGGAATTTCCGATCACTGCGGTAATCGGCTTCCATCTTGTTGCGAATCTTGATAATGGACTGCCCTGGGGTTCCAAATCCCCTGAGCGCCAGAAGTGTGATCGGACCAATTTTCCCATCCACTCGGACGTCCAACATTCTCTGCAAGAGTATCGCGGCTGTCTCAGGACCGGCGTTGAGGGCGTGATCCGACAGCAGCACGTCCACGCCTGCCGGAAGGCCATCTCCGTTCACCACATTCCAGTAGTTCTCGTGAGAAATCTCCTTGATTTCTGACAGCCGAAGAAGATCGCGCATGTCGTCGGCGGTTAGGGTCTGGTCGTGACGCCAATCGCGCCATTCAGACAACTCGATGCCACGCCACGTCGGATTTTCCCGCGAGGGATCGTCGGCATTGAAGCCCCCCTCCTTGCCTCCTGGTGAGGTTTCGCTGACGCCGAATGCAAATTCACACCATGGATCAAACGATGATGCCGCCATATCACCCCTCCACCAGTTCTTCGGGCACGACGCCCGGTGTCATCGGAATAATTGGCAGGCGCCGACCTGCAAAGAACTTGCGTTCTTCCTCCATCCCGAACGAAATATCCCAACAAGATGCTCGCAACTGGATCATGCCGCATGCGCACTCCATCATCGGCGCGTCGGCGTTCAGCCAAATGGCGTGCGAATAGGGGTCGATGTGGCCGTGTTCGGCGATAGGATGACTGTGGGCGATCGGCGAATAGACCTTGACTCCGGCCACGAGAAGACGAGCGGCTTCCTGGCATGCCTGTTCGGCAGCGAGGATGCTGACGATCTCATCGAGGCTCGCGTCGTCAGTTTGTACATCTGGTGGCGTGTAGTCCCGCTGTGTGCCGTCTCGGGGCGCATCGGCCGCGCCCGTCAGCCCCCGCGCTTCGGCCGCCCGCCATCGCCGCAGCACTGCGTCGGGTTTCATCCCGAGTGCCGCCGCCGCCGCCCACACGGCTGATCTGTGGCCGGCGTGGACCCGTCCGCCCGGCGGCACGGCGCCCTGTGCCGCGGCATCCTGAACGGCTGCCACAGTGCGATGTAGTTCGGCGGCGGATAGGGGATGAGTTGCCATCAGGGGGGGGGCCCAAACCGATCACGGAGACGCTGGCGGCCCTCCGTTCTGGTGTCTCGCTCACGGCCTGAGCACTCCCGCGTGGAAAAGAATCAGCGTCACCAGTCCCCCGACCAGCGCAGGGACTACCCACGTCGCGAGTCGATTCGCGAACCCAAGCGCGCCCTGCCCACGCGCAAGTCGCATAGCAATATCAGTGGTTTGCGTCGCAAGTTCCTTGAACTTTTCGGAAACTCCCTCGAAACCCCGATCAAGTTTTGTCTCAATGGTATCTATTCTTCGACTTGTAGCATCTTCTCCGCGTTCTACTTGCTTTTCCAGAGCGACAAGCTGACCCTTGACGAACTCAAGACGTTCCCCAAGAGAAAGAGGCTGAGAATACTGGTCATCTGCCATTGCGCATCCTTCCAACGGCGCCTTGCGCGTGGGCTCAGGTCGGCGGCACAGCCATGAGCGCGTTCACCTGGGCCTGGGTCATATATGACTTCGATACGCAATAGTTGAGCAGCGTCGCGAGGGCCGGTTGCGTCACATCGACTATGCCGCCGTTCGCCACCACACCGTTCATCCAAGCATTGTAGTTGTCTGCCAAGGTGGTATCGCTCACCATCTTGGACCACATGCCCAGGCGGATCGCCTGAGGTACCATAGCCATATACTGCGGCAGCGGCATCAACGGAGAAGGCGACGGGCTCGGCAAAACCCAGTCTGCTGGAGCCATACCAGAGAAGGCAGCATTTGCTTGAGCTTGACTGCACGGACCTATCGTAATTCCTCCGCGACCCCAAGAGCCGTCAGCGTTTTCGGTTACGGTCGCACCGAAGGCGTCGATGAATGTGGTCATTACAAGGCTCCTTGCGCAGTAGCGCCTATCCCACCCGTACCGCCAGTGACGCCAGATAGACCTGCGACGATGTGCCGGAGGGGATGGCCGTGGCCGCGATGAACGGCGGGGGCATCGGCTGCGCCCACACCGGCCCTGCCAGCGGCAGAAGAAGCCCAAGAGTGGGGAGAAGAAGTCTGCGCATTTTAACCTCTCAAAAGATGCAGACCACAGCCTGCTGTTGCTACCACGCCGTGGCGACGACGATTAATACGTGCTCAGCGCCGCGCGCTTCCAGGTGTTGGCAGCCGTGCAGGCGTAGACGTAATTGGCGTCCACGCCGACCTGCCCGGCCGTGCAGGTCGCATTGTCAGCAGGAGTGCCTGGCGTGACGCGCAGGGTATCGGCGGACACGCCTCCGGTCAGAGCCACGCCACCGCTGGTGAGATTGATGGCGCCAGTGCCCGCCGATATGGACATGGACGTGTTGAGTATCGCCGTCCCCGTCGCGGTCACATAGCCGGACCCGAACGTGACCGACGGCGCCGTCGTGTAGCCAGAGCCGGCGGCCGTGATCTGCGTCGTCGCGATGGACATGCCGATACCGCTGGCGGACCCGAGCGTGGGCGGCGTAGTGCAGGTGCCGCCCGTCAGCAGCGCCGGCTGCGCGGGAACGACCGTATAGTCGATGTCGCCGAAGGTCGGTCCGAACGTCGCGACCGTTCCCCCAGTCCCGATCGTCAACACCTTGAGCCGCTGCGGATTTGAACCGATGTACCGGCCACCCTGAACAGAAAGGATGTCATTCACCGAGCATCCCGCGCCTAACGACAGAAGATTTGTCGTATTATAAGGCCCGGCAATGAAGACGCTCGTGGTAACGGCCGTTGCCTGTGTCCCGCCAACCGGGGGCGCACCTAGTGTAATCGACGGAAGGGCTGCCGAGCCGAATGGATAGAAGTATTCTCCACCGCTGTTCGTGAGATTGATGCTTCCGACGCTGCCGGTGCTGTTTATTGTCCCCACCGTAAGAACAGGCGGCGGGCTCCACGTTGGCGTAGCCTCGTAGCTCTGCCAGCCCGCGCCGAGGTTCACTTCGCCGGTGAACTCGGCGCTGGTCAGGTTCCAGTTGTTGGCATCGGGAAGCGAGAAATGTCCATCCACGGTCCAAGGGATGGCGGGGTTGAACATGGTCGCGCCAACAGTATCGACGCCGATCCAGACATTCGCGTCCGTTACCGTGGCGGAGGTGATCCCCGCGTCGCTGCTGAACACGCTGCCCGTCGCGTAGCTGTGCTGCGTCGCGAGCGTGAACTTCTGCAACAACGGGGTCGGGTTCGTCCCGGTCAGAAAAACCAGGTCCGTGAGGGGCGGCGTTTCTTCGTAGCCGAGGTCCAGGTCATACACGCGCG